GCATTCCTGTCGTTCCGACCTATTCACGCAAACTCAAGCGAATGCGGACAAAGCAGGAGCAAGGATTGGTTGATGGCAGGTCTATTGCCTTTGGCATTCGTGAGCGAGGCACAAGGGCCACGAACTTTATGAGCAACGCCCTATCCCCCGAAATGATAGACGTTTTGGTGAACACCATCGCTGAAACCCTTGGCAAATCCATAAGCGTAGCAACCAAACTATAAAATGGCAACAACCGTCCTTTCCGGGTCGCCTCTCGTGGCAACCCCCGTTTACAACAAGATGCTCTTCAAGGTCAGCGGTTCGCTGATTGCTCAACCCAATTACAGGTACGTCTGCGATGTCAAGAACCCAGCAGGGACGACCCTTGCCCGGCTCAAGTGCGACAAGTTACCTTCGACGAACTTCGGCTTCTTTGACGTTGCCAAGGTTGTGGAAACGCTGATTGCCCCGACTAAGCCATCGCTGACCCAAACGGGCTTCGTGGACCATGCCGGGTACTATTCGGGTTACAGGCTCGACTTCATGGAGGAATACGGGAACACCCCAGTCGTTTACACGGGAACCGTTACCACCGTCAGCGGGGTTATGGGGTTTGCGGGGAACTTGGAGCAGTTGGAGTTTCAGGACTGGAGCCTAAGCCCCTACTTCCGAATCGGGTCCTCGTTCAACTCCGTGAAACCCTTGACAACGCCTACGGCCTTCACCGTGTATCGTGGAGGCAAGGCTTGGCTTGCTATTAACGCCACCAAGTTTACTGCCGTGTCCGCCAATGACACCTACCTCGTTTCGGGCCGTGTGGCTTACAAGTCCGTAAATTACGACTTTGCCGTCAGTCCAAGTTTGTCAGGCACTACGGACTTTAACATTCAGCGATTCGGGTGCGGACCTGCACAACTATCAGGAACCATCGCAGCACTAAGCGGAGCAGTTGAGGGGGATTCCTACACGGTGCAGTTCTTAGGGAATCAGGGCTTGGGGTCGGTCATAACCACCTTCACGTTCGGCCCTTGCGAGCGGTTCAACTCCATCCCGGTACACTTCCAAAACAAGTACGGAGGCATTGACTCCTACACCTTCACGCTCAAGAACCGCAAGAGAGCCAACATTACCCGGCAGACGTTCGGCTACAACTCGGACGTTTACGCCACTACCACCTACGACAAAGTTTGGGCAGGTGAGTTCGACTACGTTTACGCACTCAACTCGGACTGGCTGACCGATGCTGAATCCGCTTGGCTGATTGAGATGGTCCGTTCCGGGCAGGTATGGCTTGAACTGGATGGCCAGTTGGTTGAAGCCATCGTCAACGCCAACACTTACCAATTCACGACTCGCAGGAACGACCGTCTTACGCAGTTGCAGGTCGAGGTTGCAGTCGCCTACAAGAACAACATTCTATGAGCGTAACCCTCATCGCCTACCCGACTGCTGACTACACCACCGACTTGCAGGCTTGGAATGCGTTCAACGACCGAGCCGATGCCGATGGTGCTACAAGCCGAGAGGACGCTTGCTACGGCTGCCTGTTCTCGACCTTTGCGACCCTTTACGACCAACCCGAACCGGCTTATGTGCTGGATACGATGGGCGAGATTGACATCGCCCTGACCTATTCTATATCCGATATTGAGGACGTAACAAAGCAGCGAGGCAGTTTTAGCAAGACCATCCAGTTGCCCAATACGCCCACCAACAGGGAGTGCTTTGGCTACGCTTACAACATTCAGTCCTTTGTGGGTGGATTCCAACCCAACAAGCGCATTCGTGCAGCGATGTGGGAGGATGGGGTGCAGATATTCAGCGGAGTGTTGCAACTCCTGTCCATGGCTAAAATCAAAGGGCAGGTAACTTATGAGGTCGGGCTATTCACGGACAACGTGAGCCTGTTCAAAGCCATTGAGGGCAATATGCTCGTAAACACGGCAGGCGTTACAGGGATGAACCACGTCCCTAATTCGGGCCACGTTTCAGGGACTTGGACGGCAAGCGGTACGGCTTCGAGCGGTTACGTTTACGGCTTGGTGGATTCAGCAGGATTTAGCGACACCATCGTTCCAACGCAGGGTGCTGGATGGTTTCAAGCCCCTTGGTGGAGGCTTGGTCCTTCCATCTACGTCAAAAAGATGGTTGACCTCATTTTTGCCGAGGCAGGGTTCCGTTATTCTTCCAACTTCTTCAACTCAACGACCTTCGGTAAACTTGTTATGCCCTACGCTGCTGGGGTTATGCCTGTAAACCTATCGGGGTCCAATGCTTTCACGCAAAGCACGGGAACAGTCTTGTGTGCAAACGGCACAACGCAGGTGCTTTCCTTTCCCAAAGAAACATCCCCATTTTTTGATAATGGCGGTTATTGGGTTGCATCCTCAAGCACCTTTGTCGCTCCTGCTGACGTTCCAACAAGATGGAACATCGAGTTAAGCCTTAATATAGGCAACGTTACAGGCTCAACATCAATGCTTTCCAATATAGCACTCTATAACCTAACTACATCGGGGAACATCATCAACCTGCAAAGTCGTCAAGGATTCGCCAACAGGAATATGCGAATCAATATGCAGAACGTAACATTCCCGGCTGGAGCGAGGGTTCAGGTTCGTGCAGAGCAACTCGCCTTGTTCGGAATTTCATTTCAAGTCCTTTCGGGTAGTACGGTTCAATTCACTTGCCTTGAAAACCCGGTAAGCATCGGGACCTTGGACATGCGGACCGCTTTGCCTGCTGACGTGAAGCAGAGCGACCTATTAGCGGACTTGCAGAAGATGTTTAATCTGCAATTTATGCCTGACCCTCAAGACCCGAAGTTGCTATACATTGAACCTTGGGTGGATTTCTATGCAAGTGGTTCGGTGGATTGGTCGCAGAAAGCGGATGAGAACGAGGAACAAGTGATAACCAATGGCGACCCCAACGCCTACACGAACATGATTTTTAAGTACAAGGATATGGGCGATTACCTGTCCAAGACGTACAAGCAGTCCTATCCGCTTGCAAGGGAAGGGTATGGGGGACGAATCTTCAACACGGGCAACTTTTACGGAAAGAATGATAAGGTCGTTGAAACCATTGCAGGCACGCTTATCCCTGCGTCTTTTGCTACGGATAAGATAGTTGGAAGGACTTGGGACTTGGAAGGCCCCGAAGCAAGCGGAACGATTAAGCCCCTACAAACGGGGTATCGCTTGGCTCAATACAACCTTATCACGGGGTTAAGCGAATGGGCCTATCAATACGGGGTAAGCGGTTCAACGGCCCTATCCGTTGGGATTCTGCAACTCCCCTTCATCAGCCACATTGACAACCCCTACGCTCCAACGATGGACTTGGCCTTTGGTCAACCTCGGACGGTCTTCTACAACGCAGTCAACGCATCGGGCAGTTTTATCAACTACACGAACAACAACCTTTACAACAAATACTGGCTCAATTACATCAACGAAACCGTGTCAAGCGAGGCGTTGCAGTTGGAGTTGACGATGATGATAAGCCCCGTCGATGTGTATCAACTTGATTTCCGAAAGCCGATTTACTACGGAGGAATCCGCTGGCGATTGCTTGAGGTTCGAGATTACCTCGTCGGGCAGATGAAACCCTGCAAGGTAACGCTCCGAAGGATTCTAAACCTCGCTGAATTTGCACCGACATCAACGACACCGATAGCCAACGACCCATCCGCAAGGTACAATGGGCCTATTGACCCCGACCCCGTTGACCCCGGCTACGAACCACCCATCAACCCTGAATTACCAACCCCCGGATAATGGCAGTAACTAAAGAAATCGTCCTCGAAGTAGGAATCAAGGACTCCACCGCACAAGGCACGACGAGTGCGAAGCAGCGTCTGCGTGAACTCCAAAAGACCCTGACCGAGATGGCTTTGGCCGGGCAAGAAGGCACGAAGGCTTTCAAGCAAATGGAGGCCGAAGCGGGAAAACTCAAAGACCAAATCGGGGACACCTCGCAGCGAATCAAGACCCTTGCAAGCGACACCGTAAGAATTGACACTGTTGTTTCAGCGGTGCAGGGGATAACGGCAGGGTTCCAAATCGCCCAAGGTGCAGCAGCGTTGTTCGGGTCCGAGAACGAGGACTTGCAGAAATCGTTACTCAAGGTCCAAGGGGCCATGGCTCTCGCTACTGGAGTGCAGCAGGTAGCCAACCTGCTCAACAAGGATAGCATCCTGATAACCCAAGGCCAAGCAGCAGCACAGGCACTCTACGCAACCGCAGTCGGGGCAAGTACCGGGGCGATGAAAGCGTTTAGAATCGCCCTCCTTGCTACGGGTATCGGTGCGGCCATTGCAGCCGTAGGGCTACTTATCGCCAAGTGGGACGAACTGACCGCAGCGGTCCGCAGGTTCCTGAACCTACCCGACCCAGCCATCGCAGCGAAAGCAAGGGAGCAGGCGTTGTTGCGTGAAGAAGCAGCCCTCTCCAATTACCGGGATGCATACGAAGCCCATACCGAGGCGCAGATTCAGGCCAACAGGAAGCGTGAAGAAGATGACAGGAAGACCGCAGAGGCTCGCAGGTTAATGATGGAAGAGCAGGCTCGGTCAAGGGCTATCATGGCCGAAACCGAAGTACTGCAAGCCAAGACAACGGCAGACGCTTTGGTGCAGATTACCGCTGACCAAAACGCCAAGCAGGACGCTTTGAACGCCCAAGCGGTGCAGACCGAGATGGAGCGTCGCAAGAAGTTTAACGAGGACATGAAAGCCAACGAGCAAGCCTTGGCCGACTTCAAGCAACAGGTAACCATAGACTCATTGCAATCGGTTCAAAGCATCTTGCAGTCCTTTGGCAATGAAAGCAAGGGACTTGCTCTTGCTGCCTTGGCCTTGGAGAAAGGCCTTGCTATTGCCAATGTCATCGTGAACCTGCAAAAAGAGATGGCAGCGAATGCGGTCATGGCAGCAGCCAACCCCGCTAATGCTATAACCGCAGGAGCAGCAGGGGTCGCACAACTCAAGGCCTACAACACGCTTTCAAAGATTCGTGCAGGGCTACGCATCGCAGCGATTACCGCTGCTGGCATCCAAGGAGCCAAAGCCATTACAGGCGGAGGGGATAGCGGAGGCGTTCCAGCAGGAGCAACAGGTGGTGGCGCACCGGGTGCAGCAGCAGCCCCGTCAATTTTCGCAAACCCGAACGTTACCGACCTGTCGGGATTTGGTCAAGGCCAAGGCCAAGGCTCATCACCGATGCGAGCCTATGTCGTGGAACGGGACATCACCCAAAGCACTCGCAGGGTTCGGAGGTTGGAGGAATTTGCAACTCTTGGAGCCTAACCACATTTACCACTATGGAACTGCCAATATACCGAATGACCGTGGACGAGGTGGATGAAGGGGTCCAATTCGTGGCCCTGACCGATATGCCAGCAATCGAACGACCATTCCAAGCATTCAGCAAGGCCAAGCAGAAGTTCACCGAAACAGGCGAACGGAGAGTGCTGACTGGCCCTCTCATGCTTGCAGACACGCCCATTTACAGGAAGGACGAAACCTACGGGGAGTACTACGTCGTATTCGACAAAGCCACCATCCGCAAGATAGTCCAAAAGTATTTTAAGCAGGGAAATCAGCACAACGTCAATGCTTACCACAATGCCGAACTGGACGGAGTGTTCATGTTCGAGTCCTACATCACCGACTCCGAGCGTGGCATCATGCCGCCCAAGGGTTACGAGGACACCCCCGACGGCTCTTGGTTCGGGTCCTTTAAAGTTGAGAACGACGAGGTTTGGGACAACCGCAACCTCTTCCGGGGTTTCTCCGTTGAAGGGCTTTTTGGAATGGACAAGACCGAATCCGAAATGGAGGTCGCACTCGCTGGCCTTGCCGATGAACTTACCGCTTTTTTGCAACAATTAACCCCCACCTACAAATCCCACTAACTATGAACCTGAAAAACGCAATCGAATCCCTGCGGACTGAACTCCGCAAATTCAGCACCCAAAAGCAGTCCTTCGCTGACTACAAGTTGACCGATGGCACGGTTGTCCGTGTTGACGGGGACCTCGTTGCCGGAACTGCCGTTTACGTTGTAGCCGAAGACGGCACACTTCCTGCCCCCGATGGCGAACACGTCGTTGAAGGCGTTGGTACTATCAAGACCGAAGGAGGCAAAATCGTTGAGGTCATCGCTGCTGAAGTAGCAACCCCTGTCATCGAGCCGTTGCCCGTTGCTGCTGAAATCACTCCCGAAGTTGCCGTTGAGGTAACCGAAGAAATCAAAGAAGCCTATCCTGCCATGACCCCCGAAGTCGTTGAGGCCATCGTCGCCAAGCACCTCGGAGCCATCATGGAAGAACTCAAGGCAGCCTACGCTGAAATGGGCAAGATGAAGGAGAAAATGTCTGCCTTCGCTTCGCAGGTTGAAACCATGGCCGACATCGTCGAGAAGGTTTCCGAACTCCCAACCGAAGCCCCCAAGGCCAGCGGTTCCGCAATCGTTGAGCAACGCAAGGCTGCTGCATCGCAGAACTTCAACGCTCTCGCACAAGCACTTCAAACCCTTAAATCTAAAAACTAACCCCTAAACCCCCACTAACCATGGCATTTACTTTTGCAGGATTAACCTCCTACACCGACCAAGAGAGGCTTCCTCTCATCACCAAAGCGGTTTTCTCCGCTCGTTCAGCAGCCCTGTTCACCAAGCAGGTGGGCATCAAGTTCGCTGCTGCCCTCAACCTCATGGACACCGATGCTTTGATTCAAAGCGGTGATTCTTGCGGTTACACTACATCAGGAACGACTGCCTTCACGCAGCGGAATATCACCGTTGGCCGTATGAAGGTTCAAGAAACCTTGTGTCCTCGTTCCTTGGAGCAATACTGGATGCAGACCCAGTTGACCGCTGGCTCTAACTACGAGGGTGTTCCTTTCGAGCAGGCTTTCTCCGAGCAGAAGGCTCTCCGTATCGCCGAGGCGTTGGAAAACGCTATCTGGCAGGGTAACGCTTACTTCAGCGGCGTTAACCAGTTGTTGAACGCTGCATCGGGTTCCGTTGTATCAGGTAACACGGCTGCTATCAGCGGTGCGATTACTTCCACCAACGTCATCAGCATCTTCGATACCATCTACACTCGCATCCCACAAGCCATCTTGACCAAGACCGATTTGGTTATGTTCTGCGGTTGGGACACTTTCCGCTTGCTGGTTATGGCGTTTAAAGCCAACACAGGTGTCATGTACAACCAAGTTGACTTGGCTGGACTTGCCGATGGTGAAATCGTGTACCCCGGCACCAACATCAAGGTCATCGCAGTCCCCGGCTTAACTGGAACGAGCCGTATCGTTGCGACCTACCTCGGCAACTTGTTCTATGGAACTGACTTGTTGAGCGACGAGGAGCAATTCTCAATCTGGTTCAGCCGTGATAACGACGAAGTCCGCTTCCAAGCAGCCTTCAAAGCAGGTGTGCAGTTCGCTTACCCCGACCTCATCGTTGACTGGAAATTGGCCTAATGTGTAGGGGGGAGGGAAACCTCCCCTCGCTTTTTGTTTTCTTGAAACTTAAAACCCAAATACACATATGTCCTGCTCCCTAACTACTGGCTACGCCCTCGGCTGCCGTGATTCCGTAGGTGGAATCAAAACAATTTACGTCCAAGGCTGGAATGCTACGGGAACCGTTAACACTAACGGCTCTGGTACTGTTACAGGCTTCACGG